TACGATGCTGGTATGTTCTACTGCCCATACGTCCCATTGCAAATGGTGCGTGCGGTTGGTGAGAACTCCTTCCAGCCCAAGATCGGTTTCAAGACCCGCTACGGTCTTGTGAACAACCCATTCGTGGGTACTTCATATGCCGATCCTACTGATTCGGCATCGAATCGTCGCAACCAGTTCTATCGAATCTTCCGAGTTGATAACCTTCATGGTATCAATGCTGGTGGAACTGCCTGATAGCAGTAGTCGTTAGAAACAACTAAATACAGTTGACAAGGGGGGATGGTGAAAACCATCCCCCTTTGCTTTTGGAGGAAGGAACATATATGTCTACAACAATTGACCCCAAAGACCTATTCACTGCACCGAGTAACATCACCACTCCAGGCGCAGTCAATACACAATCCGATACCGTCAACTACCTATATCCCACCAACTATAGGTTCATCCTTACTCGCACACCAGCGTTGACGTACAACTGCACGAAGGCTTCATTGCCCTCATTAGAACTCCCAGCAGTGATCCAAGGAACCACTCTTGTGAATGAAGGTAAGGTGTCCGGCGGAAAGATATCCTACGGAGATTTGACAGTATCTTTCCTCGTTGATGAAAACTTAGAAAACTGGCAAGAAATTTATGAATGGATGCTCACTCTTGGCACATCATATGACCCCAGATTTCCCGAAGCAGATGAGAAGAAAAAGTACTCGAACGCCACATTGTCTGTTCTAAACAGTGCAATGAGGCCTAAGTTTGAGGTCGAGTTCAACAACATCTTCCCCGTAAGCCTCGGAGGTATCGACTTCGATTCTAGCGTGTCTAGTATGGACGCATTTGTAGTGGACGTTACGTTCGCCTATGACTACTACGAAATTCGCCCTCTTTGATGCTTGACAGAACCCCCTAGCCGGGGTAGAATTATGATATGAATATGGACGAACTGAAAGCAATGATGTCTTCTGACTCGAAGGTGGATGACACCATTCTGGATCAGGAGTCAACCAAGATTCCGCAACTTCACAACAAGTACCTGAACCTTCTGCACGAAGAACGTCTCCGTTACAAGAAGTTGGAAGCAGATCACAAGACTCTCTACCGTCATAAGTGGGAGTACTATACAGGGAAATTGGACAAGGAAGAACTGGATAAATTAGGATGGGAACCATTCCAGAAGAAGATCCTTCGTGGTGATGTGAACATCTATCTAGATTCTGACTCTGAGATAACCATCTCTACTGCACGAATGTCCTACTCTAGTGCCAAGTTGCAACTGATTGAGGACTATATGAAGTCGATCAACAACCGAAACTGGAACATCCGCAATGCCATAGAGTGGCGGAAGTTCCTACACGGGTCATAGTATTATGGTAGAGATCACCGTCAAAGACTCGGTGTACATCCACATCGACTGTGACCAAGACATCGGGAAAGAACTTACCGACTTCTTCACGTTCATCGTCCCCGGTGCTGAGTACACACCTGCATTCAAGTATCGAAAGTGGGATGGGAAGATCCGTCTGTTCAATATGTACAAGGGAGATCTCTATCGAGGTCTGCTGTCCTATGTCATCAAGTTCTGTGAGGACCGTAAGTATAAGTGTCATGTCGAGGAAAGTCTACGACCCTCACATACGATGTCACGGGATGACGTAGAGAAGTATATGACGGAGTTCCTACGCGCGTACGCGGGGGGACGCGAGATCACGCCACACGCGCACCAGATCGATGCAGTCTACCAATGTCTCAACAACCCACGCACGCTTCTTCTGTCCCCCACTGGATCCGGCAAATCCCTCATCATCTATGCACTGTTACGGTACTATCAGAGTACCACAGACAAGAAGATCCTCATCCTTGTCCCTACTACCAGTCTGGTAGAACAAATGTACAGCGACTTTGCTGACTATGCATCAGACATAGAATGGGATGTCTCAGACAACTGCCACAAGATCTACTCCGGGAAGGAACGATTAGCAGACCAGCAAATCACCATCTCGACTTGGCAAAGTCTCTACAAGATGCCCAAAGAGTTCTTCGATCAGTACGAGGTCGTATTCGGTGACGAATGCCACTTATACAAAGCCAAGTCGCTCATCGGCATTCTAACCAAATTAGACAACTGCCCAGTACGCATCGGTTGCACAGGAACCCTAGACGGAACCAAAGCACATCGTCTGGTGATCGAAGGTCTGTTCGGTCCTGTCTATAAGGCTGCATCCACCAAAGAACTGATTGAGAAGGACATTCTATCAGAGTTCGAGATCGATTCGATCCTACTGAAGTACCCGATGGAAGTATGCAACTCTTTCAAGCGATTGACGTATCAGGAGGAGATTCATAAATTAGTTTCTCTAGACATACGCAACGAATTCATCGTAGAACTCGCTCAGAGCGTCTGTGGCAACACCTTGGTCCTGTTTCAGTACGTCAAGGACCACGGAGTCCCTTTATACGAAAACCTGCTGGAGAAACACGCTGGTAAGGTCTTCCTCGTCCACGGTGGAATCAAGGCAGATGTCAGGGAAGACATTAGACGTATCACTGAAGAAGAGGACAACGCGATCATCGTTGCATCCTATGGTACGTTCTCGACGGGTGTATCTATCAAGAGGCTGCATAACATCATCTTCGCATCCCCCTCAAAGAGCAGGATCCGGGTGCTACAGAGCATCGGAAGACAATTGCGGAAGTCAGTGTACAAGGACAAGGCAAAGTTGTTTGACATCAGTGACGATCTTCGCTGGAAGAAGTACGTCAACCACACATACAGGCATTATAAAGAACGAATAGAAATTTACAGATCTGAAGACTTCGATGTGACTCCGATCTGTATAAATATAGGGTAGTACTACAGGAGACATAGAATGTCAGCACAATCATACAGCATTTTTACCGCAGTCACAAAAAGCGATACTGTCGCTAACCAATATAAGGCTCTCTATGTTGGTGGGACCGGAAAGGTAGATATTGAGCAACGAGGAAGTGGTATCACCGCATCCTTTGCAGCAGTACCAGTGGGAACTCTTCTCCCCGTCATGACAGAGAAGATCTTGGCTTCAACAACCGCGACACTCATCATTGGACTGAACTGATATGACTCATAATCCCCTACCGAACAAGGATCGGGGATTTCGGGTACTCAAGTTAGTCACGGGCGAAGAACTTGTTACTCGAATAGTCCGATCTGATAAGAATAATCTGTTACTAGAACGACCTATGCGTGTGATGGGTTGTATGATGGAGGATCCAACGGATCCGAGTGGTGGTATTCAACGAGAGATGGTCTATATGAATGACTATCTAGAACATTCCTCAATCCAAAGGGTCAAGATGCCGAGGAATGCAATCCTGAACATACTTCCCCCGAGCAAAACCATTATAACTGCATATATTCAAACACTAGAAAGGTTTGATCGTGCAGACCAGTTATATAATAATATGGGGAAGATGATGGATCAGGCGATGGATGAGATTCCTGACGAAGAAGGTATGTGTGATTTACAAGACAACATCAAGGAAGTAATTTCCGGGATAGTTGATTCTATTTTGAATTCGTATGGTGAATCGCAATCATCAGCCGAAGAAGAAGTTGAGGATTGGAATGAAGAAGATGTTGATAAGACCCGCGACGATTGGGGTAATGATTACACCGATTGGTCCCCGGATCTCAAGGACTACTGAGTCTCTAGTCTACTTAAAGAATAATAGAGTAGTTCCCTTTCAAACAGGACACTGTATGTATAAGATATCAGAAACTGCTGTCAACCCCTTGACACAGTTTTTTTCTGTGTTATACTACACACGTTGAATAACCAGAACAAGGAGACATGATTTGGCGAAGAAGAAAAGTGATACGAGCAACCACTATGTTGATAACAAGAAATTCTATGCGGCGTTGTGTGAGTGGAAGGTAGATTACGTTGAAGCAATGGAATCTGGTGATGAAAAGCCTCCACTTACCAACTACATTGGAGAGTGTTTTGTGATGATGGCAGAAGGACTTGCTAAACGAGCCTCCTTTTCTGGTTACACATTCAGAGATGATATGGTTGGAGATGCTATAGAGAACTGTATCCTGTATGCACACAACTTCAATCCAGAGAAATCGAAGAATGCTTTCTCTTACTTTACCCAGATGATGTACTATGCGTTCCTTCGACGTATCCAGAAGGAGAAGAAGCAGTTGTACGTCAAGTACAAGTTGCTAGAACAAATGGATGATTATAAGGGAACTGTTCGGTGGTCTGATGAAGACCCTCACGAAAAACTGTCTGCACAGAAGCGGTTTAGGCTGAGCGACAATGATATAGAGAAGTACACTCCCAAGAAGAAGAAGAAGAAAGGCAGTGGTGGGACACTGGACGCCTTACTATGAAGATCCCCATCCTAACGGATACCCACTTCGGAATTAGAAATGATTCGAGTCTATTTCTAGACTACTTCTTCAAGTTCTACGACAACGTGTTCTTCCCTTACCTAGAAGAGAACGATATCACGACAGTCATCCATGCAGGAGACTTTCTGGATCGTCGTAAGTACGTCAACTTCAACACACTCAATCGAGTTCGGACGGAGTTCCTGTTTCCTCTATTCAGTAAGTACAACATCAAGATGCACTGCATTGCAGGCAATCACGACACCTACTTCAAGAACACCAATGAAGTCAACTGTCTCCGGGAAATCTTCTCGGATCAATACCCAGACAACATCAACTATTACAACAAACCACAGGTTGTGAACTTTGATGGGATGGACATTGCCCTGCTACCTTGGATCAGTCAAGACAACGAAGAGGAGAGTATGAAGTTTGTTGAATCGGCACCTGCTGAATGGCTCATTGGTCATTTGGAGTTCTGTGGGTTCGAGGTCATTCCCGGAATCAAGCACGACTTCGGACACGATCACAAACTCTTCTCTCGATACGAACAAGTAATCAGTGGGCATTTCCACACAGGTTCTGAGATGGACAATGTGAAGTATCTTGGCGCCCCGTATCAAATGACGTTCTCTGATGTCGGTGATCTCAAGGGGTTCTGGGTTCTGGACACCGATGATAGAAGCCTAGAGTTCATCGAGAATCCATACGAGATGTTCTACTCATTACGATATGATGATACTGTGTCTGACTATGGCGATCTACTAGACTCGTTGGATAAATATAGCCAGAAGTACGTTAAGATCTATGTATCTGAAAAAAAGAAACCAGAATTACTTGACAAGATCATCGATTCGTTGTATGGTGTAGGAGTCCATAACCTCACCGTCATCGAGGATATGGATGGAAGCACTAGCAAGGATGA